GAGTTTTTGGTGCAGGTGACACACAATATTCAGAATATTTTCCAACAGGTGCAGAACGATACGCAGAAAATTTGTATCAATACACTGATCCTACAGAGAAAATACCTTTTAATCAATTTGCTGGCAGTAAGCACTTTGGCGACGATGATATTGGTACAATATTTCACACTCGTACAGGAGATTTCCCAGTAGACTCAGCGTCTGAGACAGGCGGAGGTTTTGGATCAACTGCTAAATATGTAGGTGAAATACAATCAGATCCACAGCAAGCTCTAAGGGGCGAAAAACCGCGTAGCTACAATGAAACCATATTAGTTTCTAGGTTAAATGACCTAAACGAAAAAATGATAGCTGACAAAAAGAAACTTAGAGAAAATAATCGAAAGATGTTTGCCAATAACTTAAATGACGAAGAGTTGGGTAGACTTGGGCGTGAAGCGGCTATTTTTCAAATAAACAAAATAATTAAAGACCCTACAAAGCAAAATGATAGCTTTAAAGACATGGCGAGTGCGTTTAAAATTAAAGATGAACTTCCATTAGATACATCATTAATGAATGAAGATGAAATGGAGTTTTTGCACTTACAACTTTACAACTTTGACGAGTTTAGAGGTGTAAATTTACTTGCCGAAGCTGACAAAAGAATTGCTGGTGAATTTTCTAGTAGAATGCAAACTGCTTGGACTAGATCTCCATTGGGCGTTGAAGCTGTTCAGGAATATATGTCGTCAAATCCAGTAGATTGGCTAAATGAAGGCTTCAGAAGGTATTATGGAAATTTAAATGCTGATAATATGCTACTTGAAATGGATATTGCCGATACTGTTAGTGAATACAAAAAAATAAAAGATGATCACTTTGAAGGTGGTGAATCATATAAGAGTGCAGGCGCACCTTTTTTATCATCTCAAAACAAATGGGTAGATCAGGCACTTAATAGATCTATTATGGATGCAGTAAACGATCCTAATATTGATTATTTAACATTTCCTGACGATATAGGTGCTATTGGAAAAGTTGGTGGTACGGATAACCCAAAAGAAGGCGCAATAAACTTTTATCAACGTGATGTTCAAAACAGATTAAAAAAATTACTTAATAAATTTGATAAAAACGCTCAAATAGAGCAAATAGACTTGTTACCACCATCAATTCAAGGTGAAACCACTGATATGTTTAGAACTAAAGGCTTTAAGATAACGCCAGAGTTTAGAGAGCAAGTAATTAAAAAGGGCATACCTACTTATGCACTTCCACCTGTAATTGGTTATGGTGCGTTAAATAGTATGGGTGAAAACGAAAACGGAGATCAAATGTAATGGCTAAAGCGGCAGTTAAAAAAGTAGCGCAAGCAGAGATTAGAGCGGCAAAGAGCTTCTTAGAACGCCGTGGTCTAAAGTCCGATGACATTTCTCCCAGAAAGTTTGCAATAGCCGCTAAAGAGCTAGATAAAGGCTTTGCGGATACATTAAGAATACTGGCGCGTGAGTTGTCAGGTGGGAGCGTGTAATGGCTGATGAAGGTGCATTGTCTGGTGTAGGTGAAGTAGATTACGAAGACTACTTGTTCGAACAAAAATTTGGTATGCCTCGCGCTCAGTATGAGAAAGAACAAGGCACAATACAAAACAGCATGACGCCTACTAGAGATAGATTAAACGTATTTCTTGAAGAAAATACTCCACTTAATCCTAATCAAGTAGATAATTTAATTGGTGGTCAAGGACGTGGGTTTTTAGACATGGGTTTATCTGATGTAACTGTGTTTCCTATGCTTTTAGATTCTTATGATGCTTACAATAGATTGCAAAAAACAAGAAAAACTGATGAATTTTCAGATTCAGAAGAAGGTGTAATTATAAATAGCCCATTTATATTAAAAGTTGCTGGTATACTTTCATCTAAAGATAATAGATTTAAAGATTATTATGATGGTAAAAAATCTGATATTACCACTATGTATGCAGGCCCACTTGGTTTTTTGGGAATGAAGGCAGGAGTATTAAAATTTCTTTCAAAGTTTAAGAAAGGTGCAATGTACAGATGAACCGCGCAAGTTTTGGAAAGTTAATGAAAGGAGGAAGTAAAATGAAGTACGGAAAAAAGAAGGCTGTTAAAAAAGTTAAAAAGAAGGTAAAGAAGAAAAAGGCCAAATCAAAAGGGAGATATTAATGGCTTCAGAAAGTAAAGACGTAACTGTTCATGTTACAGGTGTCTCCATGACAGGAGGTGTCAAGAATGACAGTCAGCGATCTGCTCCAACAGATCCGAAAAAATCTGGAGAAGGAGAAGCTAGAAATAGCTAAAAGTATGGTTGAAGGTCGGATTTCCGATTTCAATTCATATCAAAAAAACGTGGGTATATCTGAAGGCTTAATGCAAGCGTCAGATATTATCCTCGAAACGATTAAAAATATAAACGAAGAGGATGTATAACGTGTCTCATCAACATGACAGAATATATAAAGACGAAGAAACTGAATCAGAGATCAGTTCAAAGCAACTGCCGATACCTTTAAATTGGAAGGTCTTGGTTCAACCTAATCAGGTTAAAACTAAAACAGCAGGTGGCTTACATCTGCCAACAATATCACAAGACAATGAAGAATACCTTACCGCTCATGGCACAGTTTGCGCCTTGGGTGATTTAGCGTATCGGGACAGAGACACTGGCAAGCGATGGCGTGCCGATGTAAGTCCAAAGGTCGGAGATCGCATAACCTATGGAAAATATGCTGGTCAGAAACTTGTTGTAAAAGGCGTTAAGTTCCTTCTGCTAAATGATGATGAAATAACATCGATTTTGCCAGAAGGTGTTGAAGTCGCCGCGTATGTGGGGTGAACCAAATGGTAGAAAGCAATGTAATGAAAGAAATCGAAGACGAGATCAAAAGAGCTAAAGGAAGCTCTGAAGATTTTGAAATCGAAGTCGTAGAAGATCCAGTTCAAGAAGCGGCTGAAGAGGCGAAGGATGTTGCAGAAGAAAAGCAACAAGCAAAGCCAGAACAAGAAGAAGACGACTATGGGCCGAAAGTCCAGAAGCGTATTCAAAAACTTGTCAGTCAACGTAGAGACGCTGAAATACAGTCTCGACAGATACAAGAGCAAAATGCACAGCTTCAGAAGCGTCTAGAGCGACTAGAGCAAGGCTCTCAGCAATCCGCAGAGCAACTGTTCAATGATCGCTACAGCCAAACTAAACAGGCTTTACACAAGGCTGTGGAGGAAGGTGACACAGAAGCTCAAGTAAACTTCCAAGAGCAAATGGCTGATATGAGAGCGGCTATGCGAATTGCAGAGATGCAAAAGCAACAACAACAGCAACGTGCTGTATCTCCAACAGTTGGGCGCGCACAACAAGCTGTGCAAAACCCAGCTCCACAAAAAGCTATGTCGTGGTGGCAACAAAACAATTGGTTTAATGCCGCTGGCTTTGAGCGTGAAACTGCGGCGGCTCGTGCAATTGATGTCCAACTTGACTTAGAAGGTTACGACAAAAATTCTGATGAATATTACGATCATCTAAACAATCGTTTACAAAAGGTTTTTCCTGAGTTATCTTCTGGATCAAGTCCAAGTAGACCACGAGCAAAAAGTAGACCACCAGTCGCCCCAACTACAGGCGGTTCGTCAAACTACAAGGGCAATAGAGTGAGAATGTCGCAAGAACAACTCAAAATGGCTAGAGAACTTGGAATCACTGATGAAAAAGGTCTTAAACAATATGAAGCTGAAATACGGCGTCAAAAAGGAGCCAGATAATGACTGAGAATAGAAATGTGCGCGCAGACGAAACTCGAAACTCTGTGAGGGATGAGCAAGCTCGTCAAGAAACCTCATGGAAACCCCCAGCACTTTTGGATGCACCCGAAGCTCGTCCAGGTTTCGTCCAAAGGTGGGTAGCTACCTCGATTCAAGGGAAGGATACGCCAGACAACGTATACAAACGTATGCGTGAAGGATGGGAAGCACGCAAAGCTGAGACTGTGAAGAGTAAGTTGTTTCCGACTATCAATCACGGACAGTGGGCAGGTTGTGTAGGAATTGAAGGAATGTTGCTTTGTGAAATGCCAGAAGAACGGCATAGATCAATGAAAGAATACTATTCTAGTAAGAATGGTGAGCAAAATGAATCAATTGCTAGTGATCTAGATGCTTTAGGACGGCGAAACGGACAACCAATCTATCAAGAACGGAAGTCTTCCTCAAGTCGCGGTAGAAATCTTTCTGCCATGAGCGATTAACTCTAACGCTATAGGAGCGAAAAAATGGCAAATGTAGACGCCGCATTCGGGTTTGTCCCGATTCGTCACATGAGCGGTAATGCGCCTCGCACCAACAAATATACTATTGCAAGTGGACTTGCAGAAAACATCTTCAAAGGTGATATGGTTATTGTTGTTGCGGCTGGTACTATTACTCCTCATTCTGCAACAGAAACCAACAACATTGGTGTATTCGATGGTTGTTCATATACAGCCGCAGATGGATCATATGTTTACAGTGAGTATTGGCCTTCAGGCACAGTTGCTACTGACATCATTGCTTATGTATATGATGATCCGTACACAGTGTTTAAAGCACAGTCTGCTGGAACTCCTGCACAAACAAATATCATGAATTGCTGTGATGTTGTTGCAGGGGCAGGTTCGACTTTAACAGGTCAATCTGGATTTGAACTGAGTGGCACAATGGCGGCAGGAATAGCTTCTTGCAAGATCGTTGCGCTTTACGATGCACCTGACAATGCTTTTGGTGCGAACGCGATCATGGAGGTTACGATTAACGAACACCTTCTTGGTACTAATGTCGCTGGTATTTAAGGAAGGATTTAAATCATGGCTATGAATAGAGCAAGTTTTGCTAAAATGCTTGAGCCAGGTCTAAACACCTTGTTTGGCCTCGAATATGACAGCTACCCTGCTGAATACGAAGCAGTCTTCTCATCAAACACTTCACAAAAAGCGTTTGAAGAAGATGTACTTCTATCTGGTTTCGGTACTGCACCAACAAAGTCTGAAGGTTCAGCAGTATCTTATGATGATGCTGGTCAACAATGGACTGCACGTTACCAACATGAAACAGTTGCTTTAGCGTTCTCAATTACTGAGGAAGCTGAAGAAGATGGTCAGTATGGCTCAATTGCTTCTCGTTATACAAAAGCACTTGCACGCTCAATGGCTTCCACTAAAGAAATCAAAGCGGCAAATGTTTTAAATAACGCAACTACTGCAAATGGTGGAGATGGTACTACTCTTTTAAGTACAACTCA